GGGTCCGGCATGCGACCTGCCACCTTGCGGTGAGCCATGAACTTCACAGCAAGACCTTCGCCCACAGTACCAGCCACAAGGTTGGTCACAGTGTCGTCGTCTGCGGTGCCATCGCTCAAGAGCTGGCTCACAAAGGTCCACGAACGCGGAGTAGCAAAAGCACGGCTGGCACTCTTGGCATCAAAGTCGTACAGGTCCTGCTTGGCAAAGCTCAAATAACCCACCACGTCTTTGTGGATCTTGTTCATCACAGCCCACTCTTGCCAGCTAGCAAAGTCCACCTTCATCTCTTGGTGGATAAAGCGGTTTGCCAACGGAGTTGGCATGCGATAAGTCACACCCTTGTCCGATTCGCGGTTGCCGGCAGCCACCATGACAACATTGTCGGGCAGACGATACTTGCCAATGCGACGGTTAAGGATCAGCTGATATGCAGCCGCTTGAACCGAAGCCGGAGCCGAGTTCAGCTCGTCCAAGAACAGCACCACAATGGGATACTGGCTGGCCAGTTCTTCATCGGGCAGTTCCACTGGGGGAGCCCAGTCCATCTTGCCGGTGTCCTTGTTGTAGAACGGGATACCACGAATGTCTGTGGGCTCCATTTGGCCCAGGCGAAGGTCAATCATGTAACCGCCCAGTTCGGCAGTGATACCTTCCACCAGTTCGGATTTACCGATACCGGGAGGACCCCACAAGAACAAGGGACGCTTGGTCTGGAATGCAGTAAGAATAGACTTGCGAGCTTGTTGCGAAGTCACGGTGCGAGTATCTGACATGGGCTTGTCCTTTAGTGTTAAAAATAGTATTTTACAGGGTTGTGAATTATGCGTCAACTGTTCACAGTGGCATGCGGGCTGAATTCTTCTTCTTCTTGGTAGAACCGAATGATGTCGGCACTTTCAATCACAAAGTTCACTGGAATTTCCAGTGTGCGAGCCACCTCAGCAAAGCTCAGGCCTTGGTCAAGCAAATTCTCAACATCTAGTACCAGTTCACTCATCTTGCTCATTGCCACTCCTTGTTGTTTCAACATGTCTATATTGTAGCATCTTGCCATTTATTGGTCAACCAATCAAGATCTGGCTCAGTGTTGTAATTCCGCCACAGTTGATGTGTGGGCACACCGTGTTCGTTGTATCCTTGCAACACCATGTCAAAATAGCCAGAGCTGGGCTCATCATTACCATGCCCGGGCAACATAAAGTACACCAAGGCCTCAACCACTTGATCTTGATACTGTACCTGTGCCCACTTGCGATCATAATAGAAGGGATAGCCTTCCAAGCGGTCCAGAGCCTTCAGGCAATCCTCAGTGATATCCCACAGCACACCATCTACGTTGAACCGCCAATCTCGCTGAACGTCGGCTGGTCCGGCAAATCGAAAACGATGACCCAGCAATTGAGCACGACCAAAACTCACGGCCCGGGGGCAGCGACTGGCCATGCCGTCAACATTGGTATTCATGCCATAGGCAAAATACAGCAAATCTTTATCTTTCGTAGTCAGTGAGTCTTTGAACTAGGATACTGTGCTCAGCATCCATTTCTTCGTGGTCAAGATAGAAGTCTGTGCGCGGATCCCAGTAGCGTCCTTCACGCGGATCGTAGTACAGCACTCGACCCGAAGCGTACTGGAACGGACCTTCCAGTCCCCGGCGCGGTCCATGTCCCTCGATCTTGTTCACAATGCGATATCCCATGTTGGGCTCCTGTGTTGTTCAGTATGTCCATATTATAGCAAATTGGGAATTATTGGTCAACCGGGTCAAACCCGGTTGACACTGTCACATTGTGGGGCCGTTGCCGTTGCGGAATCCCACGTCACCACCTTCTTCGCGGATTCGCTTGAGCACATCCTCAAACAAAATTGGAGCAAAGTCAGTCTGTTCCACGCACACACAGTGGTATCGTACATCGTTTTCGGTACCGTACAAAACAGCACCGGTCTTGGCATCAACACCACGGGCTCGCTTGACACGACTGGCGTGCAAGTGTCCGTGAATGTTGGTACCAAATCGACCCAACGAAGCTTCGTGCACTGGGATGTGACTCAAGATCATGCCGTTCATGACATGATACGCACGAAGTTCACGGAAGTAGGTGCGGTACTCGTCATCACGGAAGATGTCGTGGTTACCACGGATCAACACCTTGTCACCGTTCAAGCGATGCAATGTGCGCAAGGCCTTGCGGTTGATCACAACATCGCCCAAATGGTACACCTTGTCTGACGGACGCACACGGTCGTTCCAACGACGAACCATTTCCTCGTCCATCTCATCAGGATCGTCCCAGGGACGCAACTTCACAGTGGCATCATCGGGGTGGGTGAAGCGACACACGCCGGCGTGACCAAAGTGCGTGTCGCTGACCAAAAATACAGCTGGCATGTCTAGCTCCTTTCTTTTAATCTATAATTATACGAGATTTTGAATATTCGGTCAATCAGCAAAAAGTATTAGTTTTGTGCATACCAAATTTCAGCAAACCCTTCCTCGTGTGTGGGCATTTCAAAATTCCATACCATGTCCCACAACACTGCTTCGGGGATGACTTTGCCCGGGCGAGATTGCAGTCTGCGCTGATGCTCTGGTTCGTCCGGTGTTTGGAACACCACAGCAATGTGTTCATAGTTGGGCAACATACGAAACTTCTTGGCACGACTAGCAACAGTGGTACTGGTTTGATCCCAGATCACGTCCAAGTTGTTTTCACGACAAAACACAACCTGGTCAGCCATGAGTTTCACAGCAGTGGGCATGTATTCATCAAACACTTCGGCATAGGTCCGGCCTTGCTGGCGTGCATAGTCTTCCACAAAGACGTCTGTGCTAACCACAAACATGCCCAGGGCCCAGATTTGATCCCGGATCCATGTGCTCTTGCCCGCACCAGGCACACCCACTAATTGATAACAGCGCGGCATTACTGATCCTGTTCAAAATTAAACCTTCGCCAGGCTTCGTTGTCTGGCTGCTCGTCACTGTCATAAGTCCATCCCAGCTGCCGCATGAGTTTGTGTTTGACACGTAGGTTAGGAATTCTAGTACGTTCAGCGTCATCAAATCCCATCATCACACCCACTTCGGCCACAGCACCTGAACGACACAGTCCGGCATAGCAGTGCACCACCACATTCATTTTGTTGGCAAGTGCATGCTGGAGTAGACGCACAATCTCCGCAGCCTGCTCGTCGCTGATTTTGGCTTCGTCTGGAAAGCCGTCTCGGTCTTCGGCATCCAAGAATTCAAAACGATGTGTTTCTTTGAATTGATGTGCAGGAGTGGGCCACCAGGCAGAGGCAGGATCCATGATCTGGATCAGCATTGAGTTGACGCCTGCTTCGTGATGGAACCTAGTGGGTATATCAGCGGCGGCTACGTTTTCAATCCAAGGCATAAAAATCTCCTAATGCACTATTGTAGCACATCAGGAGATTTTGGTCAAGTGTTGGCGTGAAAATTTGTGTTGGTAATTAGCCAAGCGCGGAGCCCGTCAATTGTGTTGAGGTCTTGCATGGCCCGGCGCCAGTTGGCCAAGACTTGATCCTGCCCAGTCACTGCCCATTCGGCCACGCCGGCCAGTCCAGTTTCGTTGCCTTGACGGATACCGTAGTTGAAATGCAAGCTCTCGCGAGCAAACGCTGGAGGTACAGGACGAGTCTTGTGCAGTTTGCGCGAGCGATTGTCGTTGATATAGCCCCAGTTTCGACGGAACGGTATCATGTAGTATTCACTGTCATCCACTTCCATGGCTGCCTTGCTGGTCCATTCTTCATAGCCTTCAGCTACTTTGGCGTTGATGTCATTGTCAAGGACAAACTGTGTGCCCAGTTCAGGAGTGTCAACATCGGTTAGATAGATTTGTACATTCACAGTCCACTGTGCAGAATCAAAGTGTGGATAGAAATATGCACCACTGAGATCAAGGTATCCACGAGCAGTGGCCAAATTCAGTCGTTCACCAGTGAGTTGCTCAAGATACGGAGTCAATGCCGAACCCAACATGATGGCGCTGAGCCAATGGTTGTTTTCCATGACCAAGCGATTTGGGTAGCGACTGCTCCACAGGCTTTCAGTACGACGATAGTCGTTCTTGAGATTGGTGTACCACTCATCATTAAGGAAGTTTTCCAACTGCCACAATGAGTCACACACTGCTCGCTTGTTGTCCCAGTTGAACATGTTGTTCTCTGGGTATACCAATGTATCAACTTCGGGATATGTTGGGGTATGCACGGTTGGTTTCTCCATCAATAGCGGTAAGCATCACTCTTGAATGGACCTTGAACCGGAACACTGATGTACTGAGCCTGTTGCTCGGTTAACTCAGTGAGTTCAGCGCCAATCTGTTCAAGATGCAGTCGGGCCACATGTTCGTCAATGTGTCGGGGCAACAGATACAGTTGTCCGCGCTGATACTGCCAGTAGTTGGTGTACAGCTCGATCTGTGCCAACACTTGGTTAGTAAACGAATTTGACATCACAAAGCTGGGATGACCAGTGGCACAGCCCAGATTCACCAAACGTCCCCGGGCCAAGAGAATGATGCGATGACCGTCAGGGAAGATCACATGATCCACTTGCGGTTTGATCTCTTCCCATGTACAATCATTCAAACTGGACACATCAATTTCGGTATCAAAGTGTCCAATGTTGCACACAATGGCATTGTGTTTCATGCGATCCATGTGCGCTCGTGTGATCACATTGACGTTACCAGTGGCAGTGACAAAGATGTCAGCTTTGTCGGCAGCATAGTCCATTGTGACCACACGGAAGCCTTCCATGGCTGCTTGCAGTGCACAAATGGGATCTACTTCAGTGACCCAAACTTGAGCACTGAGAGCTCGCAAGGCCTGGGCTGACCCCTTGCCCACATCGCCGTAACCCGCTACCACAGCAGTTTTGCCAGCAATCATGACATCAGTGGCTCGCTTGAGTCCATCCACTAGACTTTCGCGGCAGCCGTAGAGGTTGTCAAACTTGGTCTTGGTCACTGAGTCGTTGACGTTGATGGCTGGCAGTGCAAGAGTGCCTGCCTTGATGCGTTCTACTAGTTTATGGATGCCGGTAGTGGTTTCTTCAGTCACTCCAATGATACCGTTTAGTAGATCTGGGCGCTGATCATGTACATACGCAGTGAGATCATGTCCATCATCCAACAACATGTTGGGACGCCAGCCGTTGGGACCTTCCACAGTCTGTGCAATGCACCACCAGTATTCTTCTTCGGTTTCGCCCTTCCAAGCAAATACCGGAATACCCTGTGCTGCCAATGCTGCAGCGGCGTGGTCCTGTGTGGAGAAGATATTGCAACTTGACCAACGCACTTCGGCACCAAGGTCAATCAGTGTTTCAACTAACACTGCGGTTTGAATAGTCAT